ATGTACCCTTACCTTTTGTAATAAACGAATTGACTCTCGCATGAGCCCATTGCTGTTGACTCGCACCAGGGCGATGGCCTGTCTTCCATGCGGCCATTCCTCTGTTGTAAACTTTACGAAGAATACCTAATGGCATACCAGACTTTTCGGCCTTCTTCTTAAGAGAGGCTGTTGGATCCTCTGCTATAAAATCTTTGAACTTCATTAGTCGTCTCCGTACATTTGTCTAAACTTAATCGTGTGTTTGGATAACTTAGTCTTACCCTTGGCGTCACCCGGTGCCTTCTTATATGCAGAAGGATCATCGTCGGCCATCTTAGCTTGACGCTTAAACTGACGATCACGAGCTACCTTCGTAGACTTCTTTTTGATTCCTTTAAAGTAACCAGTTGGTTGTGAACCTGGTCTGTCAGCAATGTCTTTGTCCTGAGGCTTTTCTGTTGCCTCGCCTGGAGTCATCTTCTTAGCGTGTTTCGTTGCCTCAGGTGTTCCCATTCCGTACTTATATTCGTCAACGAGTTCTACAGCATCCAGCCACTTACGCATTGTCTGACCGTTTGACTCTACGATCAAATAGTTTGATCCACGTCTTACGACTTTTGCGACCACATCAGTTTCTTTAATCACAACCTGGTCACCAATCTGATATTTTCCAGCTACGTACTGTTCACGTTCTTCAGTAGTTTCTAACTGAATGTGGTTCTTAAACTCTTTTTGTTCTTTTAGACCCATACCTTTGCGAACGTCGTTATAGATCGCCTTAGCGTCGTTGTTCTTTATGGTCTTTGGCAGACCTTGGGCAAAGAGTGAGAAGTCGTCGTCTTTTGCTGCAGCTCTCATCTTAGAAGCAGACATACCCTCTGCGCCATCGGCATCAGGATCTCTGTCTCCAGCGGAGATGACGTATATGTTCTTAAAGTTATAGAACCCGTGTTTGGCTTTCTTACCGTTGTACTTATTCAACAGTATCTCAAACTCGTTGACTCTGTCTGAACCAACGACCATGGCGATCTTTACGAATCCCTCGTCGTATAGTTTTACGGCGATGTCAAACACGTTCTTGATCTTTCGATCAAGTAAGATCTGCCGAGCGTGTTTTGGAAACATCTTACGAGCGTACTTAACTTTTGTTTTATAATCTAATGGGTTCTTATCTTTATCTTGTGACTGAGATAAGTAAACTCTGTATGGAAACGAAGAACGTGCGTTAGCTGCCAACTTATTCAAAAGTTTCTCATGACCAATAGTCGGAGGGTTCATTCTACCAAAAGTAAAATAAACCAGCTTTTCTTCTTCAATTAGGTAGTTCTTAAAGGAGTTGATCATCTCTTTCTCATTATCTCACGGCGACGTACTTTAGGCATCAACCTCTTGTTAAGTACGGCAATCCTCTGTTGCCAACCTGTTTGTGCCAGTCTCTTTTCGACTGACTTCTTTTGTGCTACTGACAGGGATCCCTTGTCTTTCCCCTTTGTCAATACCTTGGCGGCTTGAGCTCTTGCTGAACGACGTGCACGTTTCTTTAGTACTTCTTTTGAAGCCATACGTTTCATAGCACGCTTACGAGCTCTTTTTAAGATGGATTTGCGACGCTTCATTTGCCGAGCAAGTTTGCGTCTGCCTGAGATAGAGAGTTCTTCTTCAGCGGGTTCGGTTTCTTCGTAACCCATCCGCTTTTGCTTTTGTTTACGATACTTGAGCTGATCGTCGTAACCTGCATATGCGTCAGGTGTAGCTAAAAGATCTTTGAATGACATCATAGCCATTAGTTTCTCCCGGGCGTATCCCATCCTTTTAATATATCGGGTGAAAAGTTGGCGTATGAGAACTCCATACGGTCAACGATTTTCACTGCATCACCGCCTAGTTTATCGATAGCAACGTAGCCTTCTTGACCTGTTGTCCGATAACCTTTATTTGTTTTCAAAAATGCATCATAGTTTGATATTTTATTTAATCTATTTATAAGTTTAAGTTTTGCAAGAACAATGGATTTTTGTAGTTCGAATATCATTTCCAAGTTTGTTTTGTTTTCATCTGAAAAGAAATCTAATAAATCATCTAACTTCTTTTGTTGTACCGACTTACCTTTCTCCGTCTTTCTTGAATCTATTTCTTTCTGATATTTATTTTCGATAAATTTAATGAGTGCTTCAACTCTCTTTGATGGATCGGGTGGTAACGCACCGGCTCTAACATACGAGTTAGAGTGAGTCTCAATATGAGTTGCTAAAGTCTGATTGTTTTCGAGTTGCCGTAGTGCCGAACCAGCTATCTTGTTAAATGTACGACCTGCGTCTCTTAAGTGAGCGTTAACTTCTTCGGTCTCATCAGCTGACATTGTAGCTTGTGTGGCATCTCTTAACGTAGCGTCTTGTGACCATACATTTCTTGACTTACGTAACTTACTGGCATCAAAGTTGTATCCAGCTCTCATTGTCTCAAATGATCGTCCTGAGTAGCTCGTATGCCATACGATTCCAATCTTTGCGCTCTTAATTTCCCTGGCCATGTCCGTCCCAGATGGTACTGCATAAACAATCGTATTGGGGTGAAACGTAACATAGGACTTCCCTTTAATTCGAGAGGTCTTAACATCGCCCGGACCAAATACAAAATCACCTTGCACAACTCCTTTTATGCCTAACTCTGGTAGATACTTCAGAGCCAACTTCATCTTTTTGTTTAGATCACCTCTAGTGTCAGCGTCAATATCTTTGTCTGTTTTATATACCTTTGGGTTCTTATTAAAGATACCTTTCTTGGCAACAAAGAACTTACCGTCACTTGGATCAGTACCAGCAAAGATAGCCGGTGCACCGTCCCACTTAACAGATACGTTTCCGTCCTTTACACCAGCTAACATATCACGAAGCGACCGTAGAGCCATGATGGCCTGACGTGCTCCGTCCACTCCACCATAGATCACCTTGTCTTCAATGTGAGTCATATGTGTGTTCTTTTGTTCGGTTATAAAGGACTCAAACTGTTTCATTATATCTTCTTTGATGTACTAGTTGTTTTTGCCATTGGAAATATACCAACACGTGCGTTCTTAACCACTTCACCCGCTGCCCGAGCGTCACCTCTCCTCTGTTGGAATCGAATAAAGAGGACTGCTTCATAGTCTCCTTTTGGCATATCACCGTTAGTTCCCTTATGAACTGACGTAATTGTATAAGCGTTACCTTTTTTCACAAGGTTCATGTTACCTAAGTGGAACTCGTCGACGTTACTGATGCTTGCTGCACCGCCATACTCAGGACCATACATTGACATACCGACTAGTGACTTATCAGTAATTGGACGATAGAAGGAGTCACCTGACTGTAAACCGTTAGGTCTCTCTTTCTTAACGTCTTGCATAAACTTTTTAATTTCTCTGTTACCACGAAACTTTTGTGGCAGTGCTGCATCGGATACACCACCGTATTGCTGATAGTCTTTTGCAGTTCTTCCAGCTTTATGTGAGATAAAAGCAACCGGATTTCCTTCAGGATCAACCAAAGACATATCAGACTTTGGTTCTTTACCTTGGTACTTACCTTCAGTCTTTTGCATCTCAGCTACTTTTACAGTTCTTCCGTTGATGTTTATACTGATATAGTTATCGCGTTCTTTCTTTAAGATCTTAAACAACTTATCGTTAAAGTCGTTCATGGCTAAAGTTTCAGCTGCAGTTCCTGAACCCTTTCCTCTACCACCAAACTCACCTGTCTTAAGAAAGTCATTTGGTATAGTAAGTTCACCTTTGTTTGTTTTTACTTTTAATGAAGTACGTAGGGCAGGTACACCGTTATCAGCTTTCATAAAGTCTGTGACAATATCAAGTTGGTCTTTATCAATGACAACTTCAAAGCCGTGTTTCTTTGTCGCAAACTTTTCGCCATCCCGAACTTTATTAATAAACATATTGACTCGGCCTTCATCTTTACGAAGGTCGGGAAGTTTAAGGTCTGCTGGTTCCATAGCTTCCTCTAAATATTGTCTGAACTTTAACATCAGTATACTCCAGAGTTATTTTCTATGGCTATTTATAATAGAAAAGCGCTCTACCGGCGCTTTCCTTTTTGGTATTCTTCGTGTTCACGTCGACGTTTTTCTTCGTGCCAACGTTTGAGACCCTGCTGTCGACGACGTTCGACTTCTTGTGGATGATGGTTTTTAGCAATGTGGTCGAACCCGTTTTCACGAGCCCACATTCCGAGTTGAGATGATGAGTGTGCTTTCAATTAATTGACCTCCTCGATAAGACCGTGTTTAACCCACCAAGCAAAAGTGTTTGGTGCCTTTGCAGCGAGTTCAGACTCAGCTTCTTTTAGCTTTACTGTCTTGAACATAATGCCGAACTCACGCATCCACTCGTCTTTGGTGAACTCTGCGTAACGAGCACCCATCCAATGTTTCATAGCTGGGCCGTGCCAATATGACACTGCATTTACTTTACCATATTGTTTATTTGTATATTGGTATTTCATTTTTGAAACCTCACTGTGTATTGTTTTCCATCATGCATAAAAGTTACTGTTGAGTGAGAATAGATCGTTTGACGCTCTTCATTGTAGCGTGTTTCCATCTTACACACTGTCTTAGAACCACCAGTGGCATCACTGTTTGCGTGACCAAGCATTGCACCGATTACTGCACCGGCTGCACCACCGTGTTCTTCGCCTTTGATGTTGTTACCTAACAAACCACCAATGATCGCACCCTTGATGGCATCACCAGTCTTATCACCCGATGTGGTTACATCTGAACATACCTCAACAGAGTATGGCTTCTTGTAAATCACTTCTTTAAAATGATCCATAGTAGTCTCGGCTAACGCTGGGTGGCAGCTAGCTAAGACTGTCAGTCCTCCTACTAAAAAATACTTCATCTTTCTACCTTTGCTTGTCTTACACTACGAGTTACGATTGTCTTTCCCTCGCTCTCACACGTCTCAACTTCATTGGTCTCGACTATGAAGTAGTTCTCTGGCATCTCTTCGCATATACACTCTGGTCTTCGTGTTGCAATGTCTTCGAGTATAAACCAAGTAACCACTCCATAGACTGTAAGTTGTGCGAGGAACTTGAACATTACAGATTATCCAAAGCTTCTCTTGCCTTATCTTGAGCTGCCTGAACATCATCAACAGATACTGTTGGTTGAGTATTCTTACGACCACTTGGATTTACACTCATGAGAACGTATGTACGGAATCCCATACCTTCCATCGTTACAGCCTTGTCTATGACAGAATACTCTGAAACATCAACATTTTTGAATCCAGACTTTGAAACTTTTTGAGTTTCTTCGACTGCCATTCCTGTACCAATGGCTGAGTTATCTGCCATGTAAGTTTTAAACTCACCAGACACACTATTGTTAATCTTATCACCAAGAGTAACCTTTGCCTGATGCATAGCTTTATCCATGGAGAACTGAAGATCAGATGACAGGCCAGTACCTGCACCAAAGATTTGATCTTCCTGATCTTCTGGTAGATCGACATACCAAGCTGGGATAGACTCAGCCCGTTCAGCTTGAACGATGTCAATCATTTCTTTTGTGATTTCAACTTTGGCAGCTTTTGAGTTTAACCCACAAGCACCTAAGGCGAAGACTGATGTAAGAACCAGTCCTGTTGTTACTACGTTTTTCATTATGCAGCCTCCGCAAATTCGATTGCAGTTTTCAAAGCATTCTTCTTACGAACTTGGTTTCCACCAAACCAAGAAGAATACAAACGATTATCTTCATTACGACCCTGTACGTGGTCGGTAATAAAGGTGACAGAGTTAAATGCCTGCCACCAAGTTCCTTGAGCGAACTCAGCACCAGGTTGAGTATCAATCACATCATATGCTTGCTTAGCATTACGTGAAAGAGTTTCAAGGCTCAGTCCTTTACCTTGTACACGCTTATCAGCAGTACGTGGAAAGACTGTGTTAAGATACTCAATGTATGAGTCAGTGGTAAACTTTTTCTTACCAAGAAACTCAGCCATGTCTTTGTATGTGTTCAGTTTATCTGAAGCGATACCAAGAGCAGTCTTAACTTCGGTTGCATCAAACTCAACCCTATGACCAACTCGTACTGAACGCTCAGCATTCATATCAAGTGAGAGGGTCAGCGTGTTGTTACATACAACGCGAATTGGAGTAAACCGAATATCGATTGACTTACCATACTGATGTGGGTTTGAGAAGAGAAGATATGACTCAACACGATCTCCACCAAAGATTTCAAAGTCGCCTTTGACTTTGGCAAGAGCCCATACCATCTGACCGTCTTTCAACGAACCAGCTGTATGCATTTCCATATCACCTGACATACAGTACTCAGTGAAGAAGTTAAAAGCATCTTCGTTCTGTACAGGTTTCCAATTCTCACCAACGTTAGTAAGAATACGACCATCGGTTTCACGAACCAATGATTTTTGACCGGTAGCCATACGCTTACCGTCAAACTCAATGAAGGATTCCACTTCACGGACGTTCCAATCAACGCCAGCTTTCTCCATCATTTGTACTGGTGTCAGATCGTTTGAGACCGGAACACCGAGGCCATGCCATGGAACTTCACCTGCATAAGCCATTGTTTCAACCATATGTGCCATAATATATCTCCTTAAGCAGCATTCAAGAGTGATGCGGTTACACGCCAGCTTCCAGCTGTACCACAATCAACGATAATGTTCTTCTTATTGACTTTTTCAATAACGCCTTCCATGTAGCCACGCTTACCGTGCCACCTTACTTTTTGGCCGACTTTGAAAGTGCGAGCCTTAGCAGCAGTCTTCTTGTTACGGATTTCGTTGAACATCTGGGCGATCTCTGACATTTGGTTGTCAGTAGCTGTTTCCAATAATGCTTCGATCTTGAGCATGTCTGGTTGGCTAATCATAATAAAGTCCTTTCCTTTTTTCATTTTACTAATATATTATACACTATATTTTTATGAATGTAAATAGAAAAAATGCATTAAAAGGAAATTATTTTAGATTTATTTCTGCATAGCAGTTTCGCTCTGATACTTGGACTCCACTAGAAGTCCAACCAGCCTCAATCTCACCAACCATCGTTTTGAAACCTACTGATTCATATGTTTTCAGAGCCGTTTCACGTGGAAGTGACCAAACAGTTTCAAAACCACGATCACGGGCGTAGTTGATGGTATGGGTGAGTAGAGCCTGAGCCAACCCTCGTCTGCAAAACTTTGGCATGACATATAGTCCACGCGATCGATATCGCGTAGGTGAAGTCTGATGACCAGAGTTAACGGCAATCAAAACTTGTCGATTTGTTTCTGGATGTGTAGCATGGATTCCGAAAAACACTGGAGCATAATGTTCTTTGCCTTCGGCAGCATACTGATATAACATTATGTCGTTATGACTGGTATCCCAGTCAAGCATCGATGTAGATGGTCTAATTGAGTCTCGTCCTGGCCAAAGCTTTTCCCACATTGGAAATACTTCTTCAAACGTAATTTCAGAAATCATTCATAATCTCGTGTACTTTTTTCTCAAGGTCTTCGTTTTGGTTTTCCATTACAGTAATTTGATTTCGCAGTTGCTCTACCTGATCTTTGCGTTGTTGCATAACGTCTTTGATTTCTTCTAGAACAACTGCGAGTCTTTCTTTCAACTCATCAGCACTCAAGCCGGTTCACTCCCTACTGGTTTACATACGTATTTAACTGAAGTCCAGTCGCCATCAATCGGAATCTGTTCGTACAGCCCTTTTGTGACCTCACATTCTATTTTAGTCTCAAACCACTGTACATCTTGAACTCGACACTCCGATCCCAGACAAGCTGTCAATAAGATATGCCATATAATTTCCATCACGCAGCCATGCGCATCGATGGATCTAACTCCATCGCACGTCCCCATGCCTCGTAGTAGTGACGCATACCAACTTCGTCGTGGATAGTCCCGTTCTCGTGCCTACCATGAAGTATGTTGCGTGGTTCTGTACCTTCTCTCATCGTGGTACCTTGACCCGCTACGCCAATCAGATCTTCGTGCAAGTTACGGCCGAATGGTCCCCAGATTGTGTTATGAGCTTTGATACGACTTGCTCTTTCTTCTGGTGTATCTTTTTTCAAACCGTATCCACGAAACTCAATAAGAACTTTGTTTGGACCAAGTGGAGTTACCATGTCTGACCGATATGCTGAGCCACGAAGGTTGAAGTTATATCCTGGGAAGAGGTCAACCATGTACCACTGGTTGGGCGGCAGATTGGGAAAAGATAGTTCCCCGCGGTCTTCGAAACCGTCATACTCTTCATAGTTAACAGTAAAGCTACTAACGTTAACGTGACCGTTATCAAAAGGAATGTTCTTTCTTGCGAAGTACTCATCGTTGAATCCTGACACTCTGTTGAAGTAGTGCATGAAGTCGTGATAGAACTCTGAGTTGGTATCGTGCCACAGTTTATAGTTTGTATCTATAATTGCTTTGTGATAATGAAATACTTCGAGTTCTTCAGTATCAATTGCATCAATGATACAATCAAAAGCACCACCGAGCCATGTATCCAATGGCATAGGATCTGGGTTGAGTGTTACCCAAACCATCTGTCCATATTTAACTTCACAATGTAGTGGTTCTTCTACGGTTGCCCAACCATCATAGGTAATAGTTCCAGCAGGTTTACGAAAGTCAATATCGTTAGTATTATAATAAGCTTGAACATTTTCCCCATCCACATTGATTGCAATGACGCGTTTACCTGCAATTTGAATAGTTCGATAGTCACCTTTGTTTCTCATCTCACTAATGTGGCACATCGGTACCCAAACTTTCGAGAAGATCATTTCCTGTTCTTGTTCGAAAATTTCATATGATGAATATATTTCGCTACTTACATGTTCTACCTTTGGAGTCTTTATCCATTGTTTATGATTTCTAGGCGGCATGTTGTTCCTCCAACTCATATTTTACAAACTTGTCTTTTGTGATAGTACGTAGATCACCAGCCTTAAGATGCTCTGGCTCGTGTGCTAGTTTTTGACTTTCAGCCATACCCTTTGGTGGTAACTCATACTCAGCAGGTCCTTGTATGCTACCCCAAGGTGTTGTGCGAATAGGACTAACAAAGTTCTTTTCTCTGCCGTCTCTAAACTTTAGACGCCAACTAATAAAACCTTTCTCTGGTTCTCGTAATACTCTGACCTTATGACCCATTGGAGCAAAGTCCGAATATCCTCTATCGTCAATCGCGTTTTGCGGACATGCTTTTACGCAAGAGTAACACTCCCAGCAAAAGTTTGGTTCAATGTTTACCGCTCGTCTTGTTACTGGATCAATGTGCATAATGTCACTGGGACAGATGTCCACGCAGTGGCCACATCCATCACAGGCAGTCATGTATACAAATGTTGGCATATAACCCTCCTATAATAGTTGCCGGATTCTGTTTCCAAGCTCCGGCTGGCTCATCAGCATTATGCCGCTAGGGCGTAACCTGTAGGTGCAAAGTTATCGTTTGCATTTACTTCTTGAAGACTCAAACACCAGTCGATCCTATTTCGCCCCCATCATAGTACACCGATCTGTTAGCATCACTGGTCGGCTGTCATCAACCGATGTACTATGGTGGAGGCGGGGAGTACTGCCCTCCCGTCCTGTATGCCCTCCAACATCTTCAACTCTATTTATTATACCACTATTATTCTTAAAAGTAAATAGCCAATAATTATAAATAATGGTATGAGGAGGCGATTCAAAAGAATGCCATCTGCTGGATCAAAAGGCAAGTGGGCTCGTGACACATATAAATCTCCAGTAAGAAGCTTATCATACGTTATCCGCTTACAAAAGGAGTATAGCAATGATAGCCGAAACTCTGGCGGGGATAAGCCTGGTCAAAGCGAGCGTTGACTTCATTAAATCTAATATCGATACTGCAAAAGATATTGGTGAGATAGCCAGTGCTGTCGATGGGCTTTTCCGTGGCGCAGACGAAGTAGAAAAGAAAAGGAGTAGGAAGGCTGGTGTTGGAATTAAAGATCAGTTCGGTATCCAGTCGGTCGCACAAGAAGTCATTGATGCAAGGCTTGCACAAGAAGCCATGCAAGAAATGAAGACTATGATCAACATGAGGTTTGGTCCAGACACATGGCAGTCAATCGTTGACCTAAGGGCTAAACGCATCCAAGAAGAAAAAGAACGTATAGCAGAAGCAAAGCGTTTAGCTAGGCAAAGGCAAAAAGAAAACGAAGAGGTTATGAAACAAGTAGCGATGATCGGTGGTGTAATTGCTATAGCCGTTGGATTATTTGTTTTCTTAATTGCGATTCTATGATTGAGTATATAGCAATCACTGTATTACTTAGCCATGTCGGTGCCACTCACTCTTGGCAGATATGTAACGGGTGCTTAGCAACAGTATGCGAATACAGAATGGATCCGGAGATCAACTATCAAAAAAGTTGGTACCCAACCAGAATGCATATTCCATACGGAGATACTTGTCCACCTTCCATCACTGAAAAACTGGACAAGAGATACTTTAAGAGAAAGCCTGTACCATACAACTAGTCTTGACCAGGTAGTGGATACTCATACTTTTGAAAGTCAATTACAACACGGTCGTTACGATCAGCGTGTTCGTTATCGTGCATAGCAAGAGCAATGATTCCATAGTGGATGACCTTCTTTAGATCATCTCGGTTGTAACCGTTCTTCTTACCATAACGTTGACAGTACTTAATAACATTACCAATAGCAAAACCCATACCATGACCCATGTCTTCAATGATTTCGGTCGACTGATATTGGTTCTGTGAATAGTGAGCGCTATAAGTACTGTCAATGTACTCCTGCATTTCGTCAAGGAGTTCATCTTCGTTAAACGCATAGTCTATCTGTTTGAATTCATCATCGAATAAATCTTTCATATTCTTCCAGCTCCTTCTGAATTACATCATAGTGCTCAATAGCCGTACGATGTACAGTGTTGTTGCCTTTACAGATATTCCACGCTTTGGCAACAAACTCGTTACGTGTAAGATTATAGTTTTCGGTTGCGATCGCTTCACCGTCAATCATGTCAGAAACTCTTAACTTAGCCATTTGAATACTCCCACCAAAAATCATACCAAAGATCTTCAACGAATCCACACTTTTCACTATCTGTCATGTGTGCAATCAAGTCCATGCAGCCGTCGTTCTCTAGACTCTCAAGCAAGTCATGTACGACTTCACAGCCACCAATACGAGTTGAAACTTCGTCGATGAACTTGTCCTCAAGATCCATCATATAAGCTTTCATCTTTCCCATAAAATATCTCCTCTTTTTTTATTTTACTAATATATTATACAACATATTTTGGAGAATGTAAATAGAAAAAATGCATTTCATTACATTTATTTTGTAACAAATTGAGTAATCATTGGAAAGATTGGTTCGATAGCATCAGCACATTCGAGAGCGACTTCACGGTGTTCTTTCTGAGTTTCCACGCCAGAGCGAATCTCAATGTAGTGCATCCAAGATCGAATAGTACCGTTCATATACAAACGTGATACAGTGGTACCTTCAGGAAGAACCGCTCGAGCCTGTTCTTTGGCAATACCTTTTTCAATAGCCCATCTGTAAGAATCCTTTGCAGCGTTAACCACTTCTGCCTGTTTCTTATACCACTCTAGTGATAATGTTGGATCATAGTTCTCAATAGAGTTCTGACGATTCTTTTTATCCTGAAGTCTTGGTTCTCTAAGAGAGTTGATCTCAAGATCTTGAGTCGGATCAGCGTACCGTTGGCTAAACTCTTGAAAAGAAAAAGACCGATGTCGTAATATCTGACGAGCGATGTCTCTCGTTGTCTCGATCTCTAAGCAAGCAGACACCATTTCGAAGGGTGACCAATGTCGATGTTTGATAAGATAGGCAAGTAACCTTTCTGACGTTTCAGAGTTAAGTTGGTTCGATGGATTGGATACACGGGCTGAATACGCCACGAGTTCTTGTAAGTCGTTACCGACATGTAAGTTCTCCGTTGTTTGTGAATATGAAATAAGTCTTACGTTCATGTTATGTTACTCCACTCATGAAGCTTATTATACTTATGATAGTATCCGTCTTCAATATCTTCATATGGTATGTCAAGATTCTTAGCAGTAACTTCCACCAAACAGAGTATGTCACCAAGTTCTTCACATAACTTATCAGTGTCACCACCGAACCTGAGTATCTTACTGGCTTCTTTGATCACTTCACTGCATTCTTCCATAAGTATAACTAATGTTTCTTCTCTTCTTCGGCTCATAGCTTAAAATCCCCAAAGTCTCGCTTGATCTGTAACTTTTCTTGACCGATTCGTTGTCCCGATGCTGAAGTATCAAACACAGGCGTATCATCGGTAAGAGTTTGTTGACCTTCTTCGACATCATATAGTCGCATCTTTGATCGATCAATACCAATGACGAATCTCTTATACAGAGTCGGATCGTTGTATCTGTTTTTTAATTGCTTGACCATCATCTGATTATCTTTTTCAAGTTCTTCAGTTGAGATCAGAGCAAACATCAGATCGGCCGTAGCGGGTAATCCAAAAGACTCGGACGTATCCTCAAGCCCAACATCCGAGTTACTAAAACCACTACGAGTCGTCTGCGTTGCAGAGAAGACCGGTACGTCGAACTCGACCGCAAGGCCACGTAGTTCTTCAGCAATTGCTTTAACGTAAGTGTATGAGTTGATTGCACCACCCATTCCTTTCATTCTTGACGATGCACAGATGTTCAGATAATCCACAAAGATAATATCAGGAACAAACTGTTTCTTTAGTTTTAATTCGTTAAGTAGAGCTCGGAAGTGGCCAGAGTGAGCAGAACCAGTTGGATATTCTTTTACGACCAAACGACCTGTGGTCTTACGAGCAAGATTATTTACTTTTTCGGTAAACATATCCTTTGACATATTGGCCAACTGATCAATTGGTGTGTTAAGTAAGTTAGCATCGATACGTTCAGCGATACGTTCTTCAGCCATTTCCATGGTGATGTATAAAACATTCCGACCTTCTACCAAAGAGCTAGCAGCGACATGACACATATATAGAGACTTGCCAACACCAGTACCTGCAAGGGCAATGTTAAGTGTTTTATTTGGTACACCACCCTTTGTGATCTTGTTAAAGTACTCGAGATCAAATGGGATACGATCTTCTTCTTTGTGATAGAACTCCCAGCGTTCTTCTGCTTGTTCAACATAATCGTGACCTACGTTGGTATCGAACGCAACTCCCAGAGCCTTAGTTAAAAGTTCCGGGAGCGCATTCTTAGTGAGAGTTTCATGCTTTCCATCAATAATGCTGATGGACTCCATGATAGAGTTATAGATTGCTCGATCCTGACACCACTTTTCAGTATTATCGAGCAACCAATCGCCATCAATCTTTTCTTTTGAAAACAACTGAGGGACGATCTCCATAGCCATGGTGTATTGATCTTCAGACATATTTGTATCTTGAAGTTCAATGGCTAAGGATTCTGCTGTAGGAAGTTGGTTATACTTTGCTACATATTTACCAGCTTCTTTGAATAATGTTTTATATACACCTTGGAAATAATCTGGTTTGATAAACGGAAGAACCTTCCGCATATACTTTTCATCAGTCAGAAGATTCCGTAATATCGTTTGTTCTATGTTTGCTTGCATTTCGAATTTCCGTTGCGGAGATCTTGTGAATCTCCTCGCCTAAATCATACTGTGTAATCGAATATCCAACATCGCGACCGTAGCCGATATTTGTTATGTTTGGTACTACCATTATAACATAGTCTCGGTCATATGTAAACATATTTAATTTGAGCTTAATAAATTCTTTGATGGTTGCTGGTAGATATGGATTACTGCCATCCAACTCTTGAGAACGAATCATAATTACAACCTGGCCCGTCTCCGCATGCATCTTCTTAAATAGTTCAACGTGACCATTGTGAAACGGTTGAAACCGTCCAAGCATTTGAGATGTTGGTTTATTGAAGTCCATTACTTTCTTTCTGACTTTAAGTCAAGGTTCTTCATTGAGCTGCCAATCAGTCTACCGTTTTTAATATCATCGAGCTTAGCCATATAGTTTTGAACAACTAAAACAAGTTGAGCGTGAGTATCAGTAAACCATTCTTTAACGTGATAGTTGTATTCCATTGGTGGCTCAAACATCGCATCAGTATCAGGATGTCCTGAGTTGTCAATGGTGTCCATCCATATGGTGTAGTCAGCGTTAAAGATCTGACGTGCTTGTTCTGTTGGAGCAATAAAGTCAGCGATAGCGATCTTACCAGCCATCTCAACTCCATCAGCTAAGTGTAACATTCTCTCAGCTTGACGTACTCGACCTTCAGGTGTAAAGTCCCAGTCATCGTACTTTGTACGAATGACATCAGCGTTTAAGTGTACACCACCAATCAGGTCAGAGAGTGGTTCGGCTACGGTAGTCTTACCACTACCGCTCAGCCCCATTATCAATATCTTCATTCCAGTACTCGATTTCTTTACCTGTTTCCCTGTCAGTAACTCTGGCAAATCCCTCTTCTAAAGCAATGTCGAAAATACTTTGTAAGATATCGTGAGCGACACCTTGTAACTCTTCGTTTTCAACAACTGCTTCTGGATCAGGACTTGACACTACACCGAAGTCAAAAGAAAGATGACCTTCCGTTTCGTTCAGAGCCACAGCACCAAACTGTATTACTGTCTCCGGAAACTTACCGGTCAGAATACGTGCGTGCCATGGAT